ACCCAGACGGGTCTGAGCAACACCTACCTCACCGCTATTCAGGCCACCTCTGGTCAGTTCCAGATCACGGGCTTCGCCTATAGCATTTTCGATTCCATCACTGACGCTTATGTGCAAGTGACTGTTCGTATCAACGAGCATCACTACAAAGCGCCGGTCAACTCGGTCTGATAGGAGGGTTTGATCTATGGCTACTCCGATGCGTAGTACCGACTTTCGGTCGGTAGTTGAACCCATCCTGAACGAAGTCTTTGACGGCGTTTATGATCAGCGTGCTGACGAATGGAAGATGGTCTTCCGTGAGCAGAAGGGCATTCCGCGCAACTACCATGAAGAGCCTGTGCTCTATGGCTTTGGCGCGGCTCCTGAGCTGCCTGACGGCATGGCCGTGTCTTACCAGTCCGGTGGCGTGCTGTTCCTGCAGCGTTACCTCTACAAGGTCTATGGTCTGGCCTTCAGCCTGACCAAGGTGCTTGTGGAAGACGGCGATCACATTCGTATTGGCCAGACCTACGCGAAGCACCTCGCGCAGTCTCTGATCGAAACGAAGGAGACGCTGGGTGCCAACATTCTGAACCGCGCCTTCAACGCAGCCTATCCGGGCGGCGACGGTGTTGCGCTCGTTGCGACGAACCATCCGATCGTGAATGGTACGTTCAGCAACCAGCTGACCACCGCGGCGGCGCTGTCGCAGACCTCTCTTGAGCAGCTCCTCATTCAGATCCGCAATGCTGTTGACAACAACGGCAAGCGCATCCGTCTGACGCCCAAGAAGATCGTGACTGGCCCGAGCAACGTCTTCCAGGCGGAAGTGTTGCTCAAGTCGGTTCTGCGGACTGGCACGGCTGACAACGACATCAACCCGGTGAAGTCGATGGGCTTGCTGGCCGAAGGCCAAGCGAACCTTTCTCGTATCACCTCCACCACCGCTTGGTGGATCCAGACTGACGCCCCAGAAGGGCTGAAGCTGATGATGCGTCGTGGCCTTGAGAAGTCCATGGAAGGCGACTTTGAAACCGACAGCATGCGCTACAAAGCCACCGAGCGTTATACGTTTGGTTGGACTGATCCGCGCGGCGTGTATGGCACGGCTGGCGTGTAATCCCTTACGGGGAACTAGCCCAGAATGGGGAAGGGGGCTGTTGCCCCCTTTTCTTTGTCTGTGCTATGGCTTTAACAACATCAAAGGATGCTGTTTATGCCATATAAAATAGATGTCATGGGGATTTACAAGATTGTAAATAAAGCAACCGGCCAATGTTATGTTGGCCAATCTCAAAAAGTAAAAAAGCGTTTGAGAGAACATTTCAGGCTTTTGCGATGGAACAAGCATACTAATCAAAAACTTCAAAATGCTTATAACAAATATGGCGCTGAAAATTTTTATGGTTCAATAGAAATTGAATGCCAAAATGTTGAGGACTTAGATGGCCTTGAAAATGCATTTTTAACTGGTAATGCATGGTTTGAAGAAAAAACAGTTTACAATATTGCTGATTTTGCGAAGGCCCCTATGAGGGGGAAAAACCACAGCGAAGAAGTAAAGGAGCGCATACGGCTTGGCCGTAGGGCGTCAACTTTTGATTACAAAAGCGAAGAATACAGAAAAACTCTTTCTGATGCACAAATGGCACGCAATCACTCGGACCCAAAATTTATTGCTAAGATAAAGTTTATCGTGGAAAACTCTGGCCTAACCTATGCGGAACGGGCAAAACGTTTAGGTGCTGATACTAGTGCTGTCCGACGGCTTGCTCTTAAATATCAACATCTGAAAGGAGTTCTGTGATGGCTCAAACTCGTTTTACTGGCCCTGTTAAATCAGACAACGGTTTCCTCGGTGACATCACCGGAAACATTACCGGCAATGTGACGGGCGACATTTTCGCGACCAATCAGGCTTTGTCTGGCGCGGGCGCGGTCAATATCACCGACATGCTCACCTCGCTGACCACCACGGGTGCGGCCCAGGCTTTGACGCTGGCCAATGGCACTACTGGTCAGATCAAGATCATCAGCCATGTGGTTGACGGCGGTTCTGCCGTTCTCACGCCGACCACGAAGATTGGTTTCACGACCATCACCTTCACCAATGTGGGTGATAGCGCGACCCTCGTTTACACGGCTGCCGGCTGGGCGATTATTGGTATCAGCGGCGCGGTTGCGGCCTAATAGGAGGTCGCAATGGCTGATACAGTCTCCTCACAGACGATCCTTGATGGTGAACGGCTGTTCATAGGCAAGTTTACTTGCATTAGTGACGGCACCGGGGAAACTGCTGTTGTAAAAATTGACGTATCAACGCTGAACCCAAATTCTTTTGGTTTTGCCTGTAATGGGATCAAGATCAATAAAATTTGGGGCGCCAATCATGGCCTCAACATTCGCATTTTGTTTGATGCGACTGCTGATACATTTGCGTGGATGATCCCTCAAAACAGCAATTACCTCATGGATTTCTCTTCGTTTGGCGGCATCCCTAGTAATGCGGGCGCCGGCGTAACGGGGGACGTTCTTTTCACCACAACTGATGCCACTGCTGGCGACAGTTATACTGTCGTCATTGAGGGCATTAAAACCTACGCCACCTCTTAACGGGGGTGGCGTATGGAACTGATGCTGTGGAATACGGTCCTGTCTTTGGTGATCGGCATTGTCAGTTGGGTGCTGCGGGATAAGGCGGCTGAATTAGCGCGCGTGACGATCCTGCTGAACAAGACCCGTGAAGAGATTGCCAAGGAATATGTGACCAAGGTTGAGGTTCATGCCGATATCAATCGCGTCATGAACCGCCTTGAAGTGCTAGACGCAAAGCTTGATCGGCTGATCGAGAGCAACCGAGTGAGAGGGATTTAACATGGGCAAGACGCTCAAATACGTTTCTGAGTTCACCTTCCCCTCTGACAAGGGGTATTCTGGATCTGCCGGCCAGCAGATGGTCAAAGGCTATGCCCGTGGCGGATCCTGTGGGCCGATGAAAAAGGCCGGTGGTGGGGCTGTGGATGATCCGCGCCGCCCTATGATTGACCGGACTATTCCCGAGCTTATTGACGCCATCAACCGTGAGCGGGAAATGGCTGACCAGATGGCGGCCGAGCGGGCTATGCAGATTATGCGGCCTTCCCGCCGTATCTCTCAGGGCCTTCGCTCTCCCCGCGCTGAAATGGCTCGTGAGCGGGCTATTATGGGCGAGGATGCGGGCTACGCAAAAGGCGGTATGGCGATGCGTAAGCAGTACCCGACCAACAACGGCAAGCCTATGATCAGCGGCCCCAAGGCTGCGCCGGCGCCCAAGGCGGACATGCTCTACAGCAAGAAGGAGAACAGCGCGAAGAACCTTCTGGCTGACGGCAAGGCCCCTAACCTGCCCAGCGCCAAGGGCGGCGTGAACATGGCCAAGGGTGGATCTGCCAAGGTCGGCAAGGTCATGCGTGAGTTTAAGGCGGGCGAGTTGCACTCTGGCAGCAAGTCTGGCCCGGTGGTCAAAAGCCGCAAGCAGGCCATTGCAATCGGCCTGTCTGAGGCTCGCAAGGGTAAGAAGTAAATCTTGGCATTTGGTTTGCGGTGAATTATACTTTGCCGCAAACCTTTATGGGCAAGCTGAACCAGCGGCCAACGCTTTCATAGCGGAGAACGCATGGCCTACTCGGGTAGCATAAGCGGCACGACCTTTAACGCCTTGAAGGTGGTTGATCACGCCTTCCGGCGCTGTCGTTTGCCGGCCCAGGCAATCACGGCCGAAATGCAGTCCTACGCGCTGGACAGCCTCTATCTGATGCTTTCCGAGCTGGCGAACATCAAGACGCCCAGCTGGTGCATTGAGAAGCTGATCCTGCCGATGTACGAGAACCAGCCGATTGTCACGCTGCCGGCTGGCACGGTTGAGGTGCTGAACCTCAACTACCGGACCCTGCAATTGCTCTCGGGCACGACCACAACGACTTCCACCAGCTACACGGTGAATTTCACCGATGACACGGTGGTGAATACTGTGGGCGTGGAATGGAGCGGCGTTGCCCCGACATTGACCTTCCAGGTCAGCAATGACGGCGTTACCTGGACGACTGTTGGCACCCAGACGACTGCTGCGGTTGCTGGGGATATTACCTGGACGGATATCGCGGTTGGCCTGCCCTACCAGTATTTCCGGATCACGGCGCCGACCACCATTAATTACACAGCCATCACGCTGGGCAATCTGCCGCAGGAAATCCCGCTGGGGCAGTTGAACCGCGACAGCTATGTGAACCAGAGCAACAAGGTTTTCCCTGGCCGCCCCAGCAACTACTACTTCCTGCGCGATCTGCCCGAGCCTGTCGTCTACCTTTGGCCGGCGCCGTTCAGCGCGGCTGAGCAGGCGCAGTTGGTGCTGTGGCGCCACCGGCAGATCATGGACACCGAGAACCTCCAGCAAGAGGTTGAGGTGCCCCAGCGGTGGCTAGAAGCCATTGTG